CTTTATTCATATGCAAGTGCATCATTAAAGATGCTAAAGAGATTTGATTCATGTCAACTAATATCATAATTCCTCATTTATTTTTGAAAAATCTAAAACTTTAACATCAAAAGTGATACCATATTCTTTACCTAAAGATTTTAAAGAAGTATTAACTCTTTTTCCATAACCATCTGCTGCCTCACTTTCCCATTGTAACTTATTTTTTATGTTTTTATGATAAATGTATATTGTCCACCATTTTTTATGCTTGTGTTTTGGAAGTAATCTTTCCATTAGATTTGCCCATCCAAATATACCTGATGAATAACTAGCTGCATGTTGGTCATCCTTTATTCTATCAGCTATCATCTTATCTAATTTTCTTTTATCATCTGAATTTTCTACATCCCAAGAACATTGTATATGTCCAACAGGTAATTGTATTTGTGTTTCTAATTCTACTTTAGCTTTTTTCATCGCCTCGGTTGATTGTCTTCTAGTAAACTTCCAATGTTCTATTAATTCTTCATAATTTACATCTGCGGTTATTTCTATACCTTCATCTGTTTTTCTTTCCATTAACCATTGTATTGCAGTGGCATCAGAAACAGATTTACTTGGTTTCGTTTCTCTAGGATTCATTCTGTTTAGAAGTGTTTTTAATTGATTTGGTGTAAGTTTACTCCACTCTGATTTAGGAATTGCATGAACAGTTATATCAGTTATACTATATGTTTTTGATACTATTGCACAACCACTTATAGTATGAGTACCATTACCTAAAGCATCTTCTTCATTATCTTGGTATTCTAGTAAAAGTGTTAAAGGATTCCAATCTTTCATGTTACCTTTTTTAGCAAGAATTTGGTCACCCAATACTCTTGAATGTGATGTATCTTCTAAAATTTCTCTTACTTGAACCTTTTTAAGCTTCCTTAAATAATCATAAGAGTATGTTTTTAAAAACTCTCCATTTTCTATTTTATTCCATAAAGAATCTAAAGCTGATTTACCACCAGTTTTCAAATGTATTCCACCTCCATTTGACTTATTATAATAAGTAGGATTATTTTTTGCATCAACCTCTGTTAATAATTTATGTTCTAAATTTGCCATATTTTGTTTTGTACCTCTCTCAATAATTTCATAATTAAAATCGTGTTTTCTCATATCTATTTTCATTTGTTCATCTGTTGATGAATGAACATATGGGTCTTGTTCATGTCCTACATGATAACCAATATAAATTTTTTCTATATTTTTAACTGTTATCTTATACACATAAGCTTCATAACTATTCATCATATATAATACCTCTAGAAAGGGTGGCCCGAAGACCACCCCACTAATTCTTAATTAATTAAGAAGCGAATTGTACTCCATTACCATAAAGTGCT